CTCTACATTTGCAATCTTATAGTTCATATATGTTTCTCCAAACATTCATCCATTAAAAATAAAACCGTCTACCTCATCAAATGGGGATGCACCACCGTCCTCCATTGGCACTACGTTTAAAGTAATAGCTTTCGTAGTATCTGGGTGCTTCATCATTATCTGTACGGCTTCGTACTCCTGCTCTTCTAACGGACGCATAGGTCTGAAGAAGAGTTTTGGTCTGTCGCTACTAGGGTCAAAAAAGACCTTCGTTATCACAGCGACTATTGGGGTATTTTGTGCCTCTAGATACCTAGCATAGGCTTGTAGTGGCATATTGACCCCAATTGCGTCCCCAAATATAGAAGCCGAAGATAGTTGTAGCTGATAAACTGTTTCCAGATCATCCTCCATAACTACGGCTAACCGCTGCACAAACTTACATGCACGGCTTTGCCCTTGCCCTGACCCCTTAATATTGTTGACACAATCTAAACAACGCCCCGCTTGTCTTTGTTCTGCTGGAACATCGGTAGCAGGTGTATCTGTATCTGAAGACCAACAAGTAGGTAAAGCAACCTTGTTAGGGTCATAAGCATCCGCGTAATAAATACGGGACATATAGGCTATACCAACTACGATGACATTTACAGAATCTTCTGCTGTTTCTGGCAGACCCTCGAACCGGCGGTTGCGTACACTAATTCTTTTCACTGTTTCAGCCATCAATAGTCTTCGTCAGTTTCTAATTGTGGGACAGTTTCTTCGTTACCACTTACATCACTCCACGTAGCAGAGGTAACATCTTCCCCTTCGGGTGTAGTTAACGCTTCGGTGATAGCTGCTAGGTTGAATCGGTATGTCGAACCGATATGTATGTAAGTGTTTTTAGGAATGATTCCAGCTTTCAGCCAACCACGCACTGTGGCTTGATTCACTTTAAAATGTTCTGCAACATCTGAAATCGGGACAAAAGGGCTACTCATTTTTTCGGTCTCCTGACAGAGATAGTGTATGTTGAATCCGAGTTAAGACCTTTCGGTAACTTATCGGGGTTTTCTTCTAGGTACTGACGCACGTTCTTTTGATTAAGTCGTTTGTCGAAGAACTCTGGTACCTCATTCTCAAGGATAAACTCGTACATGGATTCCCAATCGCTTGTCCAATAGGATTGTTTAATTGACCGGTAAAACAAACCTTCTGAAGTCTTCACGCTGTCAACACCATGTTCTTTGCAGTGGTCAAGCAATGCTCGTTTTATCCTGTCGCGCTCATCTGTGAGAGTACCGTATTCTTCGTCAAACGCTTTCTTCAGTTCAGTGCGTTTTTCAGTTATCTTTAGGTAGACTTTAGTTAGCTTCTCTAAAGATAGGGTACTACTTTCGGCCATTTCGATCTCCTTCACTTATCGAACTGTCCAATATAATGTACTTGGATTTATTACGCAAGGATTTCGTTGTATAAGTCGATCATTTTTGTATGTATGTTTATTTTGTTATCAAGCATTCTATAGACGTGCTTTTCTATGGCAGATCCTTGCAGTTGAACTACGGTACACTTATGGTCTTGACCTGATCTATGTACACGAGCGTTGGCCTGTGCGTACGTTTCTAATGAACTGGTTGGCCCCCACCACACCACTGTATTTGCAGCCGTAAGGGTTACACCATGCGCTGCTGCTTGGGGTTGGATCACTAAAACTTTAGGGTCTTCGAGGGTTTGAAACTGTTTAAATATTTCCGTGCGTTTAGGGGCAGGAACATCACCCCTGATTACTGCTGTCGTAATCCCGTCGCTACCTAGCTTCTCTACCAACATATCTATAACGTGTTTAAAAGGTACGAAAACAAGGATTTTCTTACTGGACTCGTCAATAACTTCTCGCAGCACTTTGTACCGATGCTTGATATCAAACTCTAGTGACTCACCCTTGTCGGTATAGACAGCACCACAAGATATTTGTAGTAACTTGTTCATGTTAACCGCTGCATTGGCGGCAGTTACTTGCTCTCCCGCTGCATCCATGACCATCCGATCTTTCAACAACTTATAGTATTTTATCTGTTGTCTGGTAAGTTCAACTTCCCGTTTTACATACACCATAGGGGGTAGGTCTAGGCACTCTTCTTTGGTGAACCGGATAGCCGGTTGGAGAACCCTGTACACCGTATCGGTTGCGTCGTCCTTCGGCACCCATCTAAAGTTGGTGATCTTTGTCATCACTCGGTCGCGGAATGACCCGAAGAACCTTGGTACCGCTGACTGGTTAACAAGTTTGGCTATACCATAAGCATCGAGGGGACTCTGAGCTGCGGGAGTACCCGTCATCATCCACAACCATTTATCTGGCGTGAGTAATGCGTTAAGCGTCTTCCATCGCTTGGTCTGTGCGTTTTTATAATGAGTAGCTTCATCCACAATAATCAGGTCAAACCCACCGTTTGCTATAGCGTCTGACACAATCTCTACACCGTCATAATTTATTATCACGAAATCAGCATTGTTGTTGATTATGCCTTTGCGTTTTGCTGCTGGCCCGTAAGCCACGTCTACTGTTCGGTGCATCGCAAATGTAAATAAATCGTTACGCCACGCGGAATCCATGATAGATAGGGGGCATATCACTAGAGCACGTTTAATGTGCCCTTCGTTCATAAGATAGTCTGCCGCCCAGATAGCACTAGCAGTCTTGCCGGTACCCTGCTCGTTGAAGCAGAAGGCACGTTTGTTTAACGTAAGAAAAGAAGAAGTCGTTTTCTGGTGCTCGAACGGCGTGTACTTACCCGTCCACTTATACTTCCCTTCGATCGGGGAAGGTACTTTGATGTTTAAATTTTTAAGTACTTGAGCCTCGTCGATACCCCAGTTAACCATTACTTTGTTATCAGGTAACTGCTTACTTTTGGGTATGACTGTCGTTACTTTTTTAGGGTTGCGAAGCCGCAAGAGCAACGCCTTGTTCTGGTAAATTTCCATCTATATTCCTCGGTAGTAGCCCTGCTTCGTCCACAGATAGGGCTAGGTCTGTTATGAAGGGTATTAGCACCCTTGGACTAGCCTGATTTTTGTACTCGGCAACTGGAGGGTGCTTCGTACGTGGTTTAAAGACGCATCAGGCTAAACGTCTGGGAGATTTCTTCTTCTTTAAGTTACGGCTACGGTTGGCACTCGCACTCTCCACCTTCACGCCATCCTTGTTAGTGCCGCCCCGCGCCAGTGCTACGTTATGGCTAACATCCTTACCTTCTCGTTTGTCTGCTTTGCCATTCTTGTTCGCGTCTTTACCTGTCCTGTCCATTTCACGTCTAGCTTCCTGTCTCGCCATACGACGCCTGAACTCTGGACTATCTGGTGATTTGTTTACTTGTTTCTTTCTGTCTGACTTGTTTCTGTAAGGCATTTAATTTTCCTGTGGTAAGTGGTACTTAATCATTTGGTGGTTTTCTAGGTACGGGCGCTCAGTTACCGCCTCAACCGTCATAGGGTGTCCTACTTTCGTTTGGTAACGTAAAGCACTTTCCAGAGCATCGATTTTATGTGTCCAGTACCCATCTACCAACCCAGTTTCTGTATCTACAACTAAATATGATTCTTTCACTACCCTCTCCCGTTGTGCGGACACTCCAGCACTACGCAGTGTGCTTTGCATAACCCGCTGGGGTTAGCGTTCCACGTATCGTTCGTAAAAGCTGATTCCATATTCGTGTAATCAGCCAACCATTTACCCCATAACTCACCTTGGTTTGTTAAGAGGTATGTATCCGTTATTAACTCGTTTGACACAACAAACATCAACCCACCCCGCACTTCTTTAATGTTGGGGAAATGTTTGAATGTCGCTAGCGCCATCAACTCAAGCTGCCCTTTGTCTGCATACCGAGCGTTTTTACCTGTTTTGTAATCTACCACCCAAGCAGTTTCGGTTTCGTCATCAAGGATCACCAAGTCTGCAATCCCACGGAACCAAACGTCATCCGAAAAGAAGTCGCAGGGGTCAAGGTTTTCGGTCAACCCCAACTTATATTCACATAACTTCTTACCCTGTTTGGCGTTCAGTGCATCAAGCCCAGCTTTAGCGTAGTCAAACTGTGGTGGTAGTGGTACGTTATCACGTACGTATTCTTCGGCTGCTTCATGAAACGCGGTACCATAATACATCGCATCGGTCTCAGGCTCTGAGTAATCCTTAGCAACTTTCAAGTGGTAAAACTTCTTAGGGCATTGCTCAAACGCCTTTATCTTACTGAACGACCAAGGTGCAACGCTCATCACTCTTCCTTAGGTAAAAACCCATCTATTTCGATCAACGCATGGATGACCATTTCTAGTTCTGCCCTATGTAAACTTACTGAGTTCAGCACTGGAGGGTCTGCCGAACAATCCAAGTGCTG